TGGGTTGAAGTAACTCAAGGAGCCTGATATGGCGCAGTATTCTGGGATGTGGACGCTCTCGCAGGTGTCCCAAGCTGTAAAAGACAATAACTGGACTGGCATCCCTCCCCAGAATGTGGAGTATTTGATCGTTGCTGGTGGTGGCGGGAGTGGTGGTAGTTATGGCGGTGGTGCGGGAGGTGGCGGTGGACTTCTTGCTGGTTTTTCAGGAGTTACTGCGGGTACTCAACTTTGGGTGACTGTTGGCGCAGGTGGTTCGGCAGGTTCTGGAGCTACTGATGGAGGTACTGGCACTAATTCAGTATTGCTTGCCACAGCTTTAAATGCAACCACAGGTAATATTGTTGCCAATGGCGGCGGCGGTGGCGGTCAAGGTAATACTGGAAGTGTTGGTTTAAGTGGAGGTTCTGGTGGAGGCGCTGGAGGTAATGGAACTAAAGCAGGTGGTGCTGGTATTTCTGGGCAAGGTAACGCCGGTGGTACTTCTTCCAATGGTGCTTCCTACGGCGGTGGAGGAGGAGGCGGTGCAGGTACTATAGGATTGGCTGGAAGTACGGCACGAGGTGGTAATGGCGGAGCTGGGATAGCGTCTGCTATAAGTGGCGCAGTAGTCACCTATGGTGGAGGTGGTGGAGGTGGCGCTGAAACAAATACCGCTAGTTCAGGCGGTACAGGCGGGGTTGGTGGCGGTGGCACTGGTGGATGTGGTACAGGCGGGTCAGCAACTGCTGGCACAGTTAACACAGGCGGTGGAGCAGGAGGCGGCGGCGGCTCATCTGGTGGTGCGGCAGGACAGACAGGCGGTAGCGGTATCGTCATCATTCGCTATCCAGACACATTCAGAGCCGCTACAAGCACAACAGGTTCACCAACGATCTCTACATCAGGTGGATTTAGAATCTATAAATTCACGGCATCAGGGTCTATAACTTTTTAAACAATACAAAACATGACAAGAAAATTAAAGATAGCCGTTTACGCAATCAGCAAAAACGAAGAACAATTTGTAAATCGTTTTTGCGATTCCGCTAAAGATGCCGATGTAATCCTAATTGCGGATACCGGTTCTACCGATGCTACGGTTGCCCGCGCAATCGAAAACGGCGCGGTAGTTCACGACATTTGCATTAGCCCTTGGCGATTTGATAAAGCGCGTGATACTGCATTGGCATTGTTGCCGCGTGATATTGATGTTTGTATTTCGCTAGACCTTGATGAAGTTTTAGAAGAAGGTTGGCGCAAAGAAATCGAACGCGTATGGCAAGAAAACACAACCCGCCTACGATATAAGTTTGATTGGGGTTGCGGCATCAGTTGGTCAATTTCGGCTTTAAGTTGTTTAACAGCGTTAATCAAGTACCAAGTTAAATTGTCGGTATCAACAGACAAGACACCAGTTGATTCTTGTTTCACGCACTCAGGCAGAACGGCTTGCAACTCTTGGGCAATTACGCCAAGTTGAACGCCAGATTTTTTGATGGCGTTGGATGCGTCAAGTTCGGTAATTTCTTCGGGCAGACGGTACTCAAAGTTGCGTACCTGAATCTGCGTGAGTTTTTCTAAACCTGTATTATTGTCAACAATGTTTTTCTTTAAGCGCTGATCGGAAGTAGTTGACCAAGTAGACGAGTTGTTGCCTTGGTATACGCCGCCGCCACCGGGTGTAATGAAACCCGTGCTTGAACCTTTTCCAGCAACGTTTGCACCAATCACAATTTCACTGGTGTTGCCAGCAGCCGAACCGCGAGATAACGCACCAAGATAAATGTTAAACGCGCCAGTTGTTGTTGCTGTTGTGTAATAACCAGCTTGGTTCCCAAGCATGACATTGTTTGCGCCAGTTGTAACGCCGCCACCACAATAGTAGCCAATAACAGTATTGTTATCTGCGGTAGTGCTAGAAGTAAGCGCCTCCCGACCAATTGCTGTGTTTTGTATACCAGTTGTGTTGGTGTACATGGCATAAATACCAAAAGCCGAGTTGCTATAGCCTGTGGTGTTTGCTTGTAAAGTTTGTCTGCCAACGGCCACGTTGTCTGTACCAGTCGTATTGCTATACCCCGCCTGATAACCTACAGCAGTATTGTTAGATGCTGTGGTGTTGGCTTGTAGCGCCCACATACCCAAGCCTGTGTTTTGACTTCCAGTTGTGTTGGAGCCAAGAGCCGCCGCACCAATGGCGGCGTTGTAACTGCCCGTTGTATTTGCAACACCAGCGTTGTTGCCAACAAATGCGTTGAAAATGCCAGAGGTAACACCTTGACCTGCGGCATAACCAACACCCGTGTTCCCATAGCCGCCCACGTTATCACGCAAGGCTTGATAACCAACGCCTGTGTTTTGATAGCCAGTCGTATTAGCCGCCAAAGCACTAGCACCCACAGCCGTGTTGGTAGACACAGCACCTGCGCCACGGCCTACAGTCAGACCTTGAACAACAGCACCACCAACAATGGTCGCAACATCGGTAGTTTTGTTATATGTAAAACCTGAATCACCACCTAATACGCCACCATCGTTAAATTGAACTTGCGTATCAGCACCGCCAATAGCGGGTGTGCTTCCTGTAGGGCCAGTTGCGCCTGTTGGTCCAGTAGGCCCTGCTACGGTAGATGCCGCGCCTGTAGCCCCTGTCGGACCAGTAGGCCCTGTATTACCTTGAACGCCCTGAATACCTTGTATGCCTTGTGGCCCTGTAGGTCCTACATCGCCTTGGATGCCTTGTTCGCCTGTCGGACCTGTTGGGCCTTGTGCGCCAGTTGCGCCTGTACTACCTGTTGGGCCAGTTGGTCCTACATTACCTTGTGCGCCTGTATCGCCTTGCGGTCCTGTTGGGCCTTGAATACCCTGTACGCCTTGGATACCTTGCGGGCCAGTAGGTCCTACATCACCTTGCGCACCTTGCGTTCCTGTTGGGCCAGTTGGACCTACAACGCCTTGTGGACCTGTAGGCCCTGCAACGGTTGAATCAGCACCAGTAGGTCCTGTTACACCTTGAATTCCCTGTGGTCCTGTTGGCCCTGCAATACCTTGAATACCTTGTTCGCCTTGGATGCCTTGGATGCCCTGTGGCCCTGTCGGACCAACCGAACCCACATCGCCCGTAGGTCCTGTAGGCCCTGCATCGCCCTGTACACCCTGCGCCCCCGTTGGTCCTGTCGGGCCAGTTGGACCGTTAGACCCTTGCGCACCCGTTGGGCCAAGTTGCGTATAAGTTACTTGTTGTGATGTAACAATAGCACTAGGTGATTGGGGCGTTGTTGGCGTTGTACCACCCGCAATAGTTTGCAATGAAACTGAAGTGCTTTCGGCTTGCCACATCAATTGAATGTAGTCACCCGCAACTACTTCAAATGTGTAGTTGCATACTGCAATAAAGTTTCCAACAACACCATTGCGAAATTGCGTTACTGCAAAGAAAGATGCGGAATCAGTAACATCAGTACCATTTTTTCGTAACCAAACGGTTGCATCTTGAATTGCATTATCCGTATTCTGCATTTGCAATGAATAGGTGAAGTTGTACACCCCATCATGTGCATAAGTAATTTTGTTGTTATCAACAATGCTAACGCCGTTACTGTCGGGGTCAGTATTGCTTAAATTAACGGGGTAAGCCGTTGTAGTGCTTGCAATGGTTTGGTCGGTTGTATCGTAGAAACCGCCCCAATACGCAACAACGCCGCCCGTTCCAATTGGACCTACTGCGCCCGTTGGCCCTGTCGGGCCTGTGATGCTATTGCCTTGGCTACCCGTAGGGCCTGTTGGCCCTGCAACGCCTTGGATGCCTTGGTCGCCTTGCGCCCCTGTCGGCCCGACATCGCCTTGTGCGCCCTGAATACCTTGCGGGCCAGTTGGCCCTGCATCGCCTTGGATACCCTGCGCACCAGTTGGGCCTGTAGGACCTACTACTGTGCTGTCTGCGCCTGTAGCACCTGTAGGCCCTGTAGCGCCCGTTGGCCCGACATTGCCTTGTGCGCCTTGTGTTCCTGTTGGACCTGTAGGACCTTGTGCGCCAGTATCGCCCTGCAAACCCTGCGGGCCTGTCGGTCCTTCTATGCCTTGTACGCCTTGAATACCAGTAGGGCCAGTAGCACCCGTTGGGCCTGTAATACCGTTAACGCCGTTTGCGCCCGTTGGTCCTGTTGCACCAGTATCGCCTGTAGCACCTTGCGCCCCTGTCGGGCCTTGGATGCCCTGTATGCCCTGAACGCCTTGGATGCCTTGCACCCCTTGCGGGCCTGTTGGTCCTACATTCCCCGTAGTGCCACTTGCGCCCGTAGGCCCTGTCGCACCCGTAGGGCCTTGCACCGTGCTTGGCGCACCCGTAGCACCCGTTGGGCCTGTAGCACCTGTTGGGCCTACACCTGATGGGCCAGTAGGCCCTGTAGCCCCGCTAATCGCCCTGTCAATTCGTAAGTCGATTCGGGGTTGTGGCGTTACTTGTAGGTTTACATTGTTGCCATCTTGAACGGAAACTTTAATGTTGCTCATAGAACAATCACCCCATCGCTACGCACCAAGAACAACAAAAATATAATTGAATCATCAGCGGGCGTAGAACCAACTTGCGGGAAACTTACTTTAACGCGACCTGAATAACCAACGGGGTCGGCGGCGTTAATTTCTAATTCGGGGTCGGTTGTCATCAGCGACCATGCGCCCGCATCAATTACCAATGTGCATGAACCGCTTGCGGCAACAATGTTAGTAACTGTTAACGGGATTGCGCTAGGGGTAGGCGTGTAATCGGCAATGTCAAAAGTTAAGCCGTTACGGGTATCGATGATGTTGGATAGTTCACGGCGAACAATCTGCGCATCAATGGTTGCGCCTGTCAAATCAACGGGTGTGCCTGTTGCGGAATTGGTGAATGTCAGATTCCAGTAGGTTTGCTGATCCCAAACCAATTCGCCCGCAAGAATGGGGTTATCAAACCCACTTACTTGCGCAAGGGTATTCTTATTAAAGATGGCCATTTTGCCGTTCCCTAAACTTAGTTAGAACTTCCGCTAATCTTGCGGGCTGATGGTGTCTTGTCTTTTAACTATTTTATAGGTTAATTTAATTGGGGGCAACGGGCCAAACTACATTTTCAGGAAATGTTTGTTGTCCAGTAATGTCGCGTAATGCTTGCCTGTATGTAGCCCATTTTTGGCTAGTTGCCGCGGGTACATCGTTTACTTGTGTCCAATCGCAAGCCGTTAACAATTTGTTGCGTTTAATGCGAATTTGCATGGCGGCATTTTCTTCATCAAAATTATCGGGTTGTTTTGTTACCGCTTCACCGTTTACAACTTGATATTCAATATCTGAAAATTCGCCTTGTAAGTAGGCTTCACCTTCCGACAATTGTTCATCAGGGTCATCGCAAATAACAATGCGTAAGATTTCGCCCGTAGCAATTTTGTAAATTGTGTATGTCATCGTTTTGTTTCCATAACAAACATTGAACGGCTAGATGCAATGCCATTTGAACCAGTTGTATAAGTAGAAGCCACATGAACTTTTACACTAAATGTATATGTTCCCGCCGCAGGTATTCCGCTAAAAGAAAAATTCATTGAATTCCAAGCATAGTCCAAAGCCAAACTATCAATGTATAAAACCGCAATAACATCTTCATAAACATTGTCAACGGTGTTATAGCCAAGTTCAATGCGCCCTGATGTTGCAACATAAACCCTTGCACCGCTACAAGTTAAAACAACGGATTGAACGGTTGTTTCTACTGATGCGTCTTTTGAAATGCTGATGCCGCCACCGGTGTACGCGCTATTTGAATTTGTAACGGCATTGCTGTTAATGTTTGCAGTTGCAACAACATTACCATTAAGGGTCATTTGTGAACCATTAAATGCAATGTTGGTTGTGCTGTTACCAAATGCAAAATTGCCTGATGAATAAAGTACACCACCCGAACCCGTCATTGTCGTACCGCTAATTGCCGCGGTATTTGCCTGAAAAGTTCCTGTAACAGTTAGGCTACCTGTATTTGTAGAAACCGCAGAAAGCGCACCAACTTTTAAACTTGAAATGTATGGCGTTGTCCAAGCCGTTTGATTGGTTGTAGGGTTGTATGTGCCATCAGATTGGTAAAGCGAATTATTGCTTGTCGGGTCAGGGTCATTGGCGTACCAAGTGACATTAAACGCCGCACCCCATACCGCGCTACCTTGTGCGCCAGATGGTCTGTTGTCGCCTGATACCGTGACTGTTCCTGATACCGGTTGAGGATTGCTTGCAATACGCGCATACATAATTCGCGCTGATGCGCCAGAAGTTCCTGATGTTCCCGTAGCACCAGTTGGGCCAAGGCTACCAGTAGGTCCTGAAGTCCCCGTAGGTCCGGTTGCGCCAGTAGGTCCAGCCCCCGCAACTGGCGACCAAACAAACGCGGTGCTTGATGAACTTAAAACAGATTGGCTAACATCATTACCAACAAGGTAAGCAAAATAATATGTGCCAGTGTTTAAAGTTAAATTTGTAAATGTGTAATAAGAATTGTTGGTAACGGGTTGGCTGTTGCTTGTGGTTGCCGTTGTTAACAATTGCCAATCACCTGATGTTGGTGTTGCGCTTGTTGTGAAGAAAAGATTAGCAAAAGTAACACGTCCTGTAACTGGAATAAAAACAGTAACGCTAAAATTTGGAATGGTTGCGCTTGGATACCCCGTAACACTAGGCGCGGCTAACGATGAAAAATAACTAGGCGCAGACAACCCTGAATTGGGTACGGGCGTAAATTGCGTAATGTTTTGGTCGTCATAAATTTGGGCGTTGTACTCGGTTAATTCCAAACGCGCACCCAATGAACCATCAGGCAATGATGCTTCGTTTACTTTTATTACGCGGAACAATTTGCTTGACCATCCGTAATCAGCATTGGTAACGCTAACCACGTTTCCAGCATCAACTTGGATGCCGTAATACGTAGTATTAAATGAAACAATTAAATCTTCACGCGCTTGTTCGAGCAATCGGTTGGCAAGGTATTGCGCTTGAACCGAATCGTTTACCAAATCGTATGTAATGGAATATTTATTTACCGGTTCATTTGGATACAGCAATCCGCTTGGCGTTTGCAAATTAACAAATGATGCTTGGTCGCGGTTTTCTTTAAACGGGAAACGCGCTTCAACTTGGTTAATTGACGATGTAATATCTGTTGCGCTTAATCGGATATCGCCAATAATGTTGTTATCAGTAAAAGCATAAGACGCTGTTTCGGCTTTGTTAATCACAATCGACCATTGACCTAATGCCGCGTTATATGTCATCCACGAATCGCAAGCCGACATAATGCGGTCAATGTTGGATAGAACTGTTTGACCCGCATCCAATACGCCGTTAATGCGGTAACGCGCTTGCGTAACGGGCGAACCACCGCCAGATGGTGTGTAGGTAATGGTTGCGTCTGAATACGCGTTTAAAGTTGCCACGCACGTTGTGTCCACAGATGCGGGTGGCACAGCACCGCCGTATGACACATTTGTAATGTAATCCAACCAAACATCACCGGGTTTTGCAACGCTTGCACCATTGGGATAATGGCTTACGTTAAACGTAATTGGTTGCAATTGGGTAGTGTCTGCATCTCGGTTATAAACAAGTTTGACAATGGCAAAAGCCAAATTGTTCATTTGCCTGTTAGACGAAGGCCATCTTTGCGCCACAGCAATGTCTGAACCGCCCATAACGGTACTTGGTGCAGACGCGCCATTTGCAGACGTAATAACACCCGCGTTGGATGATGTATAAAGATTAATGTACAAATTGCCGCTAATCTTTGTATCAACGTTACCCGCTTCGTCTGTCAGGCTAACCACTTTGGTTAAATCAGTTCCATCAAACGTGATTAATCGGTCGCCGTAGTACATTTTGGTTGTGCCAAAGTTAAACACACCCGCGCTTGTTCCTAATGTGGCGTTGGCTTGGCTAATGCTTGAAATTGCCAAGACGTAATACATTGTCTTTTGGTCTGTGGTTAATACCGCGTCCACAAACGTGCCGCCCATATAGGCATCACCGTACACCACTGGTATAGCGTTAACCGCACTGGGGGGCACTTGTTGGCGTACACCCATGTCTTGCTGTGTTTCTGGGTTCTCAGCAAATATGCGAGAAACAACTTGTGACAATGCAAAACTAACGGCAAACGTAGCCGCTGTAACGCTAATGCCAAACGTTGTTACCAAATAATTTGCGCCAGCCGCAATGAGTGTCGAAACCATTTTTATTCCCTAACGAAAGTTGCGCCAACTGGTTTATAACCCCTGCGCGTGTAATCAATCAATGGACCGTTTGCCGAAATTGAAGTTAAAACCAAATCCACTTCGCCCATTTTTAACATGGCATTGGCACGTTCATCAAACGCTTTCCAAAGCCGACCACCAACTGTTCCATTGCGATGTTCGGGTTCAACCCACCATAGCAATTCATTTAATTCTTTTACTTTGGGTGACCAAATGTTAGAACTTTTATAAGCCACGATTGCACCTCTAAGATGCGCGTCCACAAAAATAAACCCACGACCTTGAATGATGCTAAACAATAGTTCTTCAACATAGCGGGGGAAATGGTTATGCGATTGACCAAGTTTTTTAATTGGGTTTTCATACGCGTATGCCTCCACAATTTCTAACAATCTTGGAATGTCGTATCTTGTTGCTTGTCTTATCATGGTGCGTCACCACCTCCACCATTGTTGTCCATTGTGGTGGTTGTTTCGCTTGCTTGTGTTTGTGTTTTGGGCGGCGAACCAAAATCAAAGAACGTATTGGATATTTCAGATACCCTGTTCATTGACGTTTCGCTTGTGCCGTAAATGAATTGCCAATTGCTTTTATTTGTTTTAACGCCTGACAATCTGTTTTCCAAAATACGGCGCATAGACGAACATGAAATTGAACACGTTGCTACGCGTGTACGCATTTCTGTATTGAAATCTTCGGTAATGGCAACGCTGTTAATAATGCCTTGATAGCGTTTAAAAACCTGCGTAG